ACGCGGGCCTTCGGCGTGATCGCGGCCTCCGCGTCCCAAGGGTCGGCCATCTTGTAGTTGGCGGCCTCAGCCAGCGCCACCATCTCGCCGCCCTCTTCGCTCCAGGGCATGGCCAGACGCTTCTGCTTGAAGATGCGCCGCGGTTCCTCGTCGCCGTATTGGTCGACGGACTCCTTAGCCTTGAGCATCAGCACGCCCAACTCGCCCCAGCTCATCGTCGCTAGGCTGTTCCAATGCAGGCCGATGTGCCCGGAGTTGGCGGCGACCGACGTAGCGACGAAGGTTCCGCGGGCGTTGGCCTCGAGACGGCTGGCGTTAGTGTCGGGCAGATGCGTCCGACAGGCCGCGCACTCGTAGGTCGTGCCCACGCTGACCTTGTGCAAGTCCCATGTGCCGGTCGCCTTGGCGTCCTCGGGGAACCTGATCTGCTCCCAGACCCAAGGCTGAAGGTGGTCGCACTTCGGGCAGCGCATATTCCAGTCCCGTTGGTCAGTCGTCTCGTGCAGCTGATGAAACTCCTGCCCAGCCCGTCCGCCCTGGGATAGGAAGATGCGTTTGCCCATCCAGCCGAACGCCGTCACGCGCGCGCTCAGTTCGGCCAAGTGTCCGGGCGGTGCCATCCAGCACTCGTCGGCGATCGTGTAACGCAGGGACAGGCGCTGAAGGTTGGCCTCGTTCCAGATGCCGCGGCAATAAAGCGTCATGCGGTCGAAGTCCGCGGTCGTCGAGCGGTCGAGGTCGTCGCCAGAGAGACGCGCCTTCACCGGCGGGCAGTTGTTCCAGACCGGGCGGAGGTAGCGCAGGGCGAAGTCCTTGGCCTCAGGGTCCGTGGCCTGAAGCACCATCGTCGGCCCAGGAGCGTTAGCGATGATGTGGCAAGTGAGCAGGCGGGCGAAGAGGGACTTGCCCGATTGGATGCTGGCAAGGACGGTCAGGAGTTTGGTCTCGGGATCGGCGGCGATGCGTAGGGCCTCGGCCACCCACGGCGTGCGATCAGAGCGGAACGGCCCGGGCATCGGTGAGTCTGGGATGGCGTGGACGTTGGACTCCAGCCACTCGACGACGTCGCCCGAGTCCGACGGACGCAGGACGTCACGGCCTACGCGGAGTAGGTCGGACTTATTCATCGGTGGACAGGTCGGCCTTCACGCGGCGCACCCAAGCCTCGAGAACTTTCACCGCCTTCGCAGGGTTCTCGGGGTTACATCCTTCTGCGACATCAAGGGCGAGTTTGTCGAGGCGGTTGACGATGCCCGCCGTCATGTCCCGCATGGCCTCGGTCGCTTCCTTCGCGGAGATGTAATCCTTCGTCAGGATGAGCCGACGCTCCTGCTCTTCCTCGAGGGCGACGAGCGTCTTCAGTGAGGCGTTATAACTCGACTGATACTTCCCCTGGTTAGGGTCGCCCCCTTCCATCGCGGCCTGCCAGACGCCACGCGCCCGACTGACCAAGGTCCGATGTTCGCTGATCGTGTCAGCCAGGGAACCGTCATCGAGCTGCGCCGGTGCGGCCTTCGGTGCCGCGGCCCGCTGCACGTTCGCCCGGGCTTCACGCCATGCCCGAGCCGCATCGATGCTGTCGGTCGGCATACCTTCGCGTCGAAGCACCGAGATGCGTTGCGCGGTGACGCCGAGCGCCAAACCCAGTTCTGAGTTGGTTAAGGCCATAGTTTGCTAAACTGCTTGTTTTGCCTCTTTGACCCCACGAAAAACCTTCGTGGTGTCGGGCCACGCGTGACGTAGGGGTGGGTCTAGAAGACTCCCTAGACGGGGGTATTGGGCCGTTTTCATCGCTTGGGCGTGGTAGGTGGCAGGGGGCTAGGCGCCTTATTCTTGCCGCGTCTGGCATTCACATGAGGAAACAGACCGCACGCGTCGGAGTTTACCGTGCGCTGAATCTCCTTAGCCCTGGCACGCATCCAGAAGTGAGAGCGGCCATACATCTTACCGATGAGGCGAGACGACAGACAGCCGGGAAGACTGAGCGCCCATCTGATGAGCTCGACGTGCCGACGGAAGGCGAAGTTATCCGTGCAGGCCAGCGCATCCATGAAGCCCTTGAGCATGACGCCGACATGATCGCGTGAGATGAAGGCATCGACTTCCTCGCGTCTGCCGAGGTCAGTCGGGTTGAACGCCCAGTCAGGATGATTGGCATCGATGTTGAAGACGTGCCGAGGTTGCGCCATCTCAGCGTAAGGAAGCACGCCATTCTCTCGCATCTTCTCTTGGACCTTCTTGGGTTGAGCGAAGAACCAAGCGTCAAACGACTTGGCCTCCTTAGCCGGAGCCGTCAGGTCGTTGAGCCTAGCGCGTGTCACGTGGAACAGCGTCAACTATCTTGACTGCGGGGCAAGTGGCAAAGGTTGTGCCAGTATCCGTCCACGTCAAACCGCAGCATCGCCTTACGGGTGAAGCGATAGGTCAGGGAGGAATACTTGCCCGAGTAGTCCAGGGTCTGCTCGACGATGTCCTTGAGTTCCGCTGACGTCATCTTCTCCGGCCATGTACTGATCACTTCCCTCAGCTCCATGTCTTTCCTTTCCTTGACTGCCTTGGCTGCCTCGGTGGCCTGCTGCCGGATATGCTCCATCCTCTCAGGCTGATCCCTCCAGGCTTTCTGTCGGTATCGGGTCAGGCTCAGCTTACGGAGAACCCAACCTCTCCGCGCGGTGGTACGGTTCGGTTTTGTCATCGCGTAGAACTTGCCTCCTCGCCAGAGACTCGGTCGAACCCCGAGCGTAAGCGACAAGGGGTGAGACTAGAGTCACCCTTATCCGTAGGATATGGGACGGAAGTTGAGTTGGAAGTTGAGAAGGGATTTGACATTGGCTTAAGGGTGGGGGTCAGGGTGTTGACCCTCAGTTGACCTTAAAACGCCTTGGCGACCCCTTAGCGGGGCTGGAATCGCTATGCCTTGGGGCGTTGTCGGGTGGGCTTTCGGAGGGGGGCTGGCTGTATTCCCAGCGGATGACCCCCTTCTCGGCGGCGTGGCGGATGTAAATCTCGCCCTTGAACTGGTTCGCGTGGTCCTTGAGACCGGCACGGCCTCGGCGCTTGGTCAGGCCGAACTTGTAGATCGGCTCTTCGCCCTGGCATCGGAAGAGGACGGCGACCTCGCGGAACCAGTTGGTGAACTCCGAGGAACCTAGGCCCGCGTAGGCTAGGTCGGCGACGGTGTGGCCTTCCTTGTCGGAGGCGGCCTTGGGCTTCCCGGTGTGGTGCATGGCCACGAGGACGGCGCCCGTCTCAAGGAGGATGGGGGCGAGGTCATGGCGCAGGAACTTGGACGCCTGCTCCTGATCGGAGACGTCGATGCCCGCAAAGGATAGGAGAGGGTCGACGAAGACGATGTCGGCCTTATGCTCGATGATAAGGTCACGCAGGGCCGAGGTGAAGGTCGTGCCGGTGCTCACGGTGTCGCGGAAGATGGCGAGGTGTTCGCGCAGCTGAGAGCGTTCGTCGCTGTCGAGGTATGCCCCGGCGATGACGTCTTGCAATGCCTCGGAGATGTCCCCCGCGTCATTCTCAGCCTGGAGCACGATGGCCCGAAGCGGCTTGGCGGGCTTGATGCCGAAGAAGTCCTTGCCGATGCACCAGTGGACGGCGGCCTGCATCATCAGAGACGACTTGCCTGTGCCGGACTGCCCGACAATCAGGAGCGAGCCGCCCTTGCAGAGCCAGCGGTGGTTGCCAAGGATGCAGGAGGGGTCTTCCTTACGCTCAAAGGAGATGAGCGCGTCGAAGTCCATGCGCTGCGGGCCGTGCTTCGCTTTCCGCCCCTTGCGGGTTTCGGCGAGGGTGGCATAATGGTCGAGCAGGGTGTCGGGGTCGGTGGCCTGTTCGGCGGCGACGAGGGCACGGCGGAGGATGGCCGCGTCCGCGATCATGTCGGCGTGCTCAAGGCGGAAGGCCGCTTGGCCTGCGTCACTGACCAGGAGCGATACGGTGGCCTCGGTCACCGGGCTGTTAACTTGGCGTAGGCGCTGAGAGACCGTCAGCTCATCAGGGGCGACACCATCGACTGCCAGCGAAAGCATGGCGGCGGCGATGTCTTGATGGGCTGGCTCAAAGAAGTCGGAAGGCTGGAGGTCGCCCGGTAGGTGGGCGGCTTCGCGTAGGAGGACGCCGAGCAGGTGGCGTTCCGCGGCGACGTTATTCGGCGGGATCATGGAAGAGAGGGTTGGGGTTTGTGGGCGTGGGTGCCCGTGGTCAAGATGCTTTGCGTAGGATGCGGTCGAGGTCGGCCTTGCGGTAGTAAGGGACGCTCCGCGGGTTGCGGAGGATGCGGACGGGGAGGGCCATGCCGTCGATGCGGTATTGCACGCCGCGGACGGTGCGCCGGTGCTTGTGGGCATACTCGGAGAGGGTGACCCATCCCTTGGGGGCCTTGAACTTCTCGAGGGCTTCGGCTGCGTCCTTGGCGGCGGCCCAAGACTTGAACCTGGGCGAGAGGCGATAGATGAAGCGGCCTCGGCGGATGGTCTTCTGTTCAGCGTAGCCTGCCTTGACGATGCGGGCGAGCGGCAGAGAGACACCGGCTCGGGTCTTGTAGCCTAAGAGGCGGACGACCTCCGTGGTCTTGTGCCAGCCTTCGGGAGTGTCGTCGGCGTTGATAGCGGCGACGAGGGCGTGGGCATCGAAGCGCTTCATCGGGCCTTCGGGGTGAATACCTTGAGGTCAGTAGTCCAGACCCAGCGGGAGCCGACGCGGTGGACGAGCCAGACCTTCCAGTCCTTGCCGTGCGTCCACCCGGCCGCGAAGCCTGACCCCCACCTTGACGTAGCTAGGCGGGATGAGGCATAGGCCATGGCATCCTTCTGGCAGAGACAGCCGGCGGAGAAAGCGGCGCCGCCTTCGGCCTTGGTCAAGTTGACCTGGGCGAGCGTGTGGGTGTGTCCGTGGATCAGGGCACCGCCACGGTCGGCGTAGTGCTTGCCCTGCTCGGCGGTGGCGTTGAGCCCGTGGGCGTAGCCGTGGATGAAGGCGACCTGACCTAGTCGGTAGACGCCCTTCTCGGCGTGGTAGGGGAGGATGGTCTTCGCTCCGCAGCTCTTCGCGGTGGTCTTGATGCGGGCTTCGAGGTCGGCGCAGTAGTCGCGTACCAGGGCGGAGCCGGAGGTATGCTGGAGGGCTTGGGCCCGGTGCTCGTGGTTGCCCATCAGGTAGACGGTTGGCTTAGTGCGCTCAAGGAAGGCTTCACCGGCCTCGATGTCGGAGATGAGGGACTCAGCGCCTTCGGCATCCTGACCAGCCCCACGGCGCAGGGATCGGAAGTCAAAGCAGTCGCCGAGGTGGACGCGGACGGTCGGCTTGTAGTCCTTGATGAACTCGACGAGGGCCTCGACGGCGTTCTCGT